ATCATCAGTTATACCTCATACTGATCATCGTTCGGTGTATTTTCATAGCGCTTGCGAATAATGTCATTGAGTAATGCATTATAATACGCACTTTTTTTCACATCTTTTTGAACGAGAGCCGATTCATATTCATCAACCGCATTCATCAACATCTTCCGCTCACTAACATCTTTAATCCAACGCTTAATCAGTACTCTCATCTCCTGTGCAGACTTCTTAGGATTTCCCATAGCCATCTTCGCCTGGCCTTTAGATTTTGGGAGAAGAGCTTTCGCAGTTGATGATAACTTCCACGCTAATTTATCACCCAGCGCTTCCTGTAGCTTCATAATTTCTCTCTAGTATTTGACAATCGCAAATGAAGTTCTTCCACCACCTTCATTCAAAGTAGTGATAGATCCTGGATCATAACCTTCCGATGCTTCACTGGCCAGAAAAGCCTTACGGAATCTGATCATACCTTTAACACATGTGACTCTAAAGCCATTGGTGATCTCAGAAAATTCAGGGCCTTGAAGTGTATCATTTGCAATCTTTTCTATAGCTGCGATGGACGAGACCTTCTCAACTTTAGGAGCTTCAACAACAGGTACTTGTTCTTCGGTAACTGGCTTGGGAGCCACCTCTTCTTTGACTTCTACTTTCTTTTCGGTCTTCGGTGCTACAATATTCTTTGCCATGGTTCCTCCTTAGACGGCTCTGCCGACGATATCATCGTTCAGGAACTTCACTTCCCAAATAGAATTTTCTGGGAATGATACGATACCATTGTTAGTGTTTGAGGCTGGTTCGAATGCATAAGTCGAATAAGTCCTCCCATCAACAGTGCCTGTCCTATTAAATATCTTTAAGGAAGCCACTGATCTAATTTTGTCCGAGGCTTGGATGAGTGCTGAGATATCTGGTAGCACTATGGTATCATTGAAGTTCGAGTTGGCTATGTCCAATTCATTCCTAAGGATGAATAGACCTTCCAATAGAGCTTCATTGATATTCACTCCAGGTTCAGGGACAACTGCGAATTCAACTCCAATGTTGATGACATCGCCATCAGTCAGCTTAATGGAGTCAGAGAAACTCTTGAATTGTTTAAGGTATGTTTCGATGTTGTTCTTCAGTACCGCACCAGGAGCTGCAAGATAACCATCTCCATCCTGACCAAGCAATAGGATTTCTACACCAAGGTTATTGGTTGGATCCTTTCTAGCAGATGATCTGAAGATCGTACCAAACTTAGGAGGCATAGACATAACCCTAACCTGATAATCCTGCAAGGTGGTCATACTAATCTTGGATGGAATGGATCCTATAGCATTGTATCTGATCTCATCAATTGTTTCCTTATCTTTACCACCACCGGCTGGTTCTGTATTGCTTACTGATAGTGAATTGATAATAGCATCTGTGACCGTACCTGATACCGATGTAATATTCGCTGTAGCAAATTCAGTGTTTACATCTCTCAATCTGGTAATTGTTCGCGAGCCAACATTTGTATCCAGTCCGCCACCATATCTATATGCGATAGCGAGATCAACATTTCTTGGTGCGACACCAAGTGATTTCGTCCTTAGGAAATTTGATGAGTCAACATTTTGTGGTGTGAATCCAGAGACCGATCCTCTAAGTGAAGGAGGCAACACAAAGTCCTCTGGGTTAGGGATAATGTCTGCATCAGCCGAAACAAGAGTTCCACTGCCAAATCTAATTGATAACTTTGAATCAGGCTCAGGTTCAACAACAAATCTTCTTGGGACTCTAGTAACCACCAATACAAATGGTGTATCACCAGAAGTGCTTGTGGTATTGGGTTCACCTTTGAAAACCGTTTCCTGTGCCAAATAGTCCACTTGGAAATATTCATTTCCATCACTGGCTGAGACCGATACGATCTCTGTAATGTCTGCATCAGGAAGTTCTAGCTTTAGGAATGGAGTAGCTACAGTACCAGCTGAATAATTGAATACCTTCGATTGACCAGCAGCGGCAGAAACAGATGAGATTGATACTTCGACATTAGAGCCATCGGTGGTTACTGTTCGATTGGTAGTTAATGAGAAGTCTACATCCTCAAGGATTTCAAAGCTCTGTTGTGGTTCAAAGTTTGTAACAGCTCTACTACCCTTCTTCAATGTGAATAGGGTTGAACCACTTGTCGAAGCTACCATTGTGGCTGACACGGAAAGGTTGACCACTGATGGTACTTCAAAGAACGGTTTGTAGCCATAGGCCTTAGATAGGGCCATGACATTCTTCTCTTCAATAGCTCTGGTTATGAATGATTCATTGACCTGCCTATCAGTATAGAACGAAAGCATATCACCAATATAGGCAATCAACTCTATAAGAGCCATACCTCCAGACGCTTCGTTGAAATCCTGGAAGTCATCTGGAAAGTTTCTCTTGACATAATCGATCAGATCGCCTTTGATCCCATCGAAATCTCTATTGAGATAGTTGATCTCTCTTACTTGCTTTTCACTAATCAGTGGCATGTATATTCTCTATTTTACGATTGCTTTGAAAAAGTCCGTAACCGAATTGTACTTCTCCTGTATCTTCATATCGATCAGGTTTTGCTGACTTATCATCAGAATCATCTTCGCTTCTATTACGACTTCATTACCATTGGCACGCCAGTCAATTTCATTCAAGCTTTTCGCGCCTTTTCTATAGTAACCATCAAGTGAATGTAGAAGATCTTCCTTGCTCCATACATCACCTTTACTTAAAGTGTATTGTGCACTATCTTCAGCTTCCTCTTCCCAAGATGCCTTATCACCTTCATACTCTTCATCGCTATATGGATGAAGCGACTTCCAATGATCTACATGATCACGATATAATTCCTCGTAACTTTCACCGTTGATGTAATTATCTACACCACTATATAGACCACCAATCGTTAAATCACCATCATCTCGATTTGATGTCTGAAAATATTTAGCCTTATTATCAGGCAATAAGAAATAGGATTGAGGACCATAGGTTGAATGAATAGGTTTCCATGACCTAATCTTATCAACAGGCTTTGCAAAAACCGCTTGGTGTCTTGAGGCCACTTTTGGATAATGCTTTGCTCTAAAATCTTCTATGTAGTCTATTATCTCAGGGTCAGAATTCCTTGGCTCCCTTGGTGGTTGCTTCATTAGTAGATGAGTTATGGTCTTTACTCTAGCAGTACCATGAGTTAATGCGTGACCCTTAAGTAAATGCTTTACAGCATTACTAAATTCTGGATAGTTGATTTCCTTGACCAACTTATCCATGTCACGTTGGTTATATGCTTCACGTAATTGCATGACTATCCGTTGATGTTCAGCTGAACCGAATCACCCAAAGCCTCGGCATTGGTAAGTACGTAGTCCATGTTTATCTGTAACTGATTGGTTTTTACATTGGGATCATCTCGCTCTGTCAACAGATCGATCGATACCAGTTTGACATGAGGCATCCATGTAGCCAAAGCTACATCGATCTCAGCTTTGATTCTCACTTTCATCTCAACGTTATCGATATTATTGAATAACTCACCAGCAAACACAGAAATGTCCGTCCCGATATCAGGATTGACTACACGCTCACCTTTTCTTGTGAGCAGCAACGTCTTTATGTCTTCCCTTACTGCAGCTAGGGTATCTTGATTTGATTCAAAGAAACCCTTTCTAAATGCCCTAAGGGGAAATTTCAGGTTGATCCCGCGTGCCATACTAGTTCAACAACTGGTTTGAGCTCAGGTGATCATCGAGCTTCGTTGTTATTTCATCGAACTCTCTATTGATGTCGGCTATAGAAGAGATCAATTCTCTATTTTCCATACCAACAGCGATGGTATGTGTTGGTTGGTCAGCCACCGAGATCGTAACCGTCCTGGTAACCGTACCACCTTTTGTAGGAACATCAATAATATCCGACTGCGTAAAACCATTGACAATATGCGTGTGGGCCAAAAGGATTTGGGCTATACTTTTAACAGTATCGTTGCTATCCTTCAGGATACCTATCAACCCGGTAAAGAATTCATTGAGCTCATTCCCGAGTACTGCGTTCGATAGCACTTCACCAGAACCTTCACCTTTGGTTATATTAACTATCCTTTGGGCCACACTTACAATATGATTGAGTTTTTCTTCGGCTACTGGTTGGCCGGTTGAATAATACTCTGAAGGACCAATTGCTGCATCTTTACCAGAGTCAGGGAGTGGTAGGCTTGTAATTTCAGACAGCTTTGTATTAGCTGCATGGATGGTCTTAGTTTGCAAATTACCAAGAGTAGCAGACGCATCGTTAATCGAATACCTTCGGCCCTCTTTAATACCAAACTCTAATACACCCCCGCCCGTCACCTTATTATAGGTATGACGAATAAACGTATTTGTACGACCTTGCTGAACAACATCTCCAGGATTCAAAGGTATTGTATAGTTTGGTAGCGCCGATCCTGGACCTGGTACAGCTATATTCTTTACATCGAATGGGAAACCATATTTTGTCTGTGGTGTTTCAGCCTGCGACCATGATCTTGCAAGAACTTTATTTAGCGGTGTCGAATCATTAACTCGACCTATCCAAAATCCTGCAGCAGCCTTTACTTGGAACTCTCTCATTATCCAAACTTCTTCACCAATTTCTGGTAGTGAAATTGTATGAATCGGTAGGAGTGGTGCAAACCAAGACATTCCAGATTCTGTACTTGGAGATATAGAGCTTAGATCTTCACCAATTATCTTTGCCTGGATACTATATGGTGGAGCAACCGGTTCTGACCCTGTCGCATCAACCACATCTTTTATTGCAGTGACGATACCTCTGACAATAACTGGTGTACTTTGCTCATTAGCAGACCAGCCTTGGGTCGCACCAAAACTCTCAAGAACTCGGTTCCCCGGATTGAATACCTGGCTTATTTGATTCTTCCCCATCCGATTCCTCTAGCTCCTTAATGGTAAACCCTCTACTTTTCAATTCCTCTTCCAGGACCTGTATCTCTTTGCGTTTTTGTGCTATCTCTAATAACGGCTTTTCAATTTCCGTTAGAAGGATATCCAACACATTGAGTAGTGATACATATCTTGTAGAGATATCTTCATCAGGTACACTTTCTAATTCACTCATTCAATATGCTCTCTTTTTGTTTCTACATATAGGAACCTTAGTTTACCTATTGCCCGAGTGATCTTTCTAGCAGGTAGATCAGTGGCATTCTTGATGTAGACATACAGTTCCTTCTTGTTATAAATATCGAGAATCTCATAGTTTTTAAGGATATCGACCACTATTGCTATAACTGAGATGTCATCATCATTGAAATCTGGATGAGATTTAATCTCTGAGAATCTATCAATCAAAAAGTCGATGAAATCCTTTAGATTATCATCGACTTTCTTTTGCTTGTGTATATCAATACTAGTCCCATTCATGATAACTTCTTTGTTCTCATCATCAATATGGACCAGTCTCTTTGTTTTTGTAGACTGTTGAATCAACCAATTTTTCGATACAGTACCAAAGTATGAATACGCCTTCTTACCTTTTTCAGGATCGAAACGATCGATTTTATCATACAGGTGAATCATCAATTCATGCTGTGTATATGGAAAATCAGGTAACGTTCGATTGAAGTTGTATGTGAAGAAGATGTTTTCAGATAATTTTGAGAACGCCGGTTGAATGACATCAGTAAATAATTGGTGCCTTAAACTTTCATCCTCAGAGATGATGAAGTCTCTTATAGCATCTTCCTCCTTCATACCCCAATACATATTTTTTCGTGTCTTACCCATCATAACTCCTTAGCTTAAAAAGACAAAACCCCTCTTAATTTTGCAATAAGCCAAAGAGCTAGCTTTTTAAACTATGTGTTTGAAGTTTGTCTGATATCCGGTTCTATAAGTACACATTCAAGGACAGTGTTATAACTATCGGCATTGATAGATTCCTGGACTCCTACAGTCATATAGATACCTTGAAGGTTTGGAATAAGGCCTGTTACACGAATAAGATTGAAGACATTCATACCTACTGTACCATGAATTGTAATTGAGGTTCTCTTCATATAGTAACCAAACAATTGACCAAATACAGCAGATTCTCTATGTACAGCTCTAAGTACTTTTTGATAATATGAAGGATCAGAGCTAATGAATCTAGAGATTTCAGATGCATCAACTGTAACATTAGTATCAGATGCTTTTTCTCTCTTACTTATGAAACCGGCCAATTCTTCAGACAGACCTATTGTAGTGATGAATTCTTGGGATAAATCAACCTTGCGCCCTGTGGCCGTTGACATTGGTAGTTGATATACAGTTCCTGCATTAGGATCAACCTTACCATTCATATCTATACTTTCGCATAGCGAATTTTTATCACCGAATTTGATATCAAAGAAAAGACCTGAATGAATAGATGCGCTATTAATTCTCTGTATAAGACCACCCAGATCGATAGTAGCCACAAATATTTCTATAGCATTGTCAACCATTCGTGTCTCTATTTTCATTCCTGGAATGATATGAGTATTATCATCTATCATTTCTCTAATAACACGCAACAGAGGTGTAGTACCAACTTTATCTGTAAGTATGTCTTCTACAACCGATGCATCGACAGGCACATTAAAGACATTTTCCAATGTACCATTTGTTCTAATATTGGTTTGAACATCAGCAACGCCTTCGGTTTTAAGATTGTTGATAGTACTAGTGAATATGTCATTGATGGTTCTTTCATTCACTCTTCTATAGATGAAACTAATCTCTTCTGTATCTGCATCATTATCTTCTTTAATGGATTCCTTAATAGCTTCAAGAACATAACCCAAATAGAAGAACGAATAATGATCATCCACAATTGGTTCGGCCGCACCCGGTGAAACAACTGTTGTCTGTCCAGGGTCTGTCTTAGCTTCCAATGCAACCAGCCGTCTAGTAAGACCATCAATCCTTTCCTGAGTTAGATCATCTGCAGGAAGACCTTTGCCACTAAGCTTGACTTCCTCTTCACTAATCTGTGCTTTTAAGGATTCTATTTCAGCCTGGTTTGGATCTACTACAGTATCTGTAACTTCATCACCATCTGGAGTAGTTGATGTGTCTGGTTGTCTAGTTCTGGATATCTTTATACCAATATCGTCTGGCAATTCAATAGGTCTACCCGCTTCAGTTCTAAAGTTAGTCCCTTGTCTTGCTAACACTCTACGCTTGACCCTAGTTATATCTAGCCGATTGCCTCCAACCGAAGGCCCAACAAATTCTGGTTTTTGCGATTCGAATATGCCAAGCTTCTTCTTTACCAAATCAGATATACTACCAAGTCTTTTGGTTGTAAGCAAAGTATTATTTGCGGCGAAGAAAGTTAAATTTGCATCGAGGTGTCCATTCTCATCAAACGAATAACTAAAGCCACCCATTCTAACTAGAGCAGATTTCCAAAAGCCACTATGAACATCTTCAAGATCTACATCTAAAGTTTTTGGTATAGGGTTGCTAGAATTATGTATTGCTTCAATAGGCATTGGAGCAGGATTCTCTACACCAAAAGTAGATCCATCAGCAGTACCCCAACCCCATCTAATAATGAAAAGTGTATTAAACATCGATAACCTTTGCAATTCAAGTCTGCTATCGAAATCTGCAGGATCTGTTATTGTAAGCTTTACATTGTAAGTGGTGTTCATTGATTCACGGGTACCTCGTGTAATCTCCATTGTCTGAAGACCAACACCTCCGCGATAACTTGGTTTGGTAGAAAGCTGTGGTGTAAACTTAGCTATGTTGGCACCGTAAACGGTTTCACGTGGAGCGATAGTTTCAGTAGGATCATTTCTCACATTAATCCTAAACAAACTACCTTTCCATGTATTGTAAGCACCGGAATTGTTATTGAAATCTTGAAATTCAGTAAGATCCTTACCTCTGAATACAGCCATCATGTCTAAAAATGGAACCAAACTTGATAGCTGAAGTGAAGATGAATTCAGCTTTCTATTCCATCCCGATACAACATCAACATCTAATTCATTGGGTGAGTTTTCAGCCATTAGTCCTTATCATCCTGTTTTTGCTTTATGACATTTTGTATAACCGATATGTCTGTAGGTATCCTCAGAGTTGTACCTGGAAGTACTGCATTACCAAGGGGCAGATGTATATTATTCATCAAACAGATCGCCCACCAATATCTACCATCGCCAAGATATTTTGAAGCGAGGGCATCCAACCTATCACCATCAGAAAACGTTATGGTGATATCGTTATCGCTCTCTATATCACTAGCTTCTACAGGTGGGAATGTTGCCATTCTATTGATCGATGATTCTGGATCATCGACCTGACCTAACATTGCGTACCTTGATATAGCTACCATTTATCCCTTCCTTGTTAATACCTTAGCGTAAGATTCACCAGGAGCGCCATCAGCAACTCTATCTCCTGGCACCTGGATAAGTCTATTATATGCTGACGCATCACCAGGTTCACCTTCCTTAGTTGCTGTCGATGTTCCATTGATACCGGCTTCCAATCCCCAATAGAAATTGAAATCCCTATCTGGTAGAGCTGCATGAATAACCTGAACCGATAGTGATACCTCTACTGCCTGGATCATTCTTAGGCCTCGGGTGATTTCCCATTTACCACCAGGGCCCATATAGTCCCAATTGTATCCAAGATTCCTTATGAATCCAGGGACTCTTTGAAACTGATCACCAATCGTAACCCTAATAAGTGGTCCTTCGTTTATTCTACTAACTTGAGTGGTTGCATTGAAATCATATGAACCATAGGTTTGCTGTGCAAGCCAATTAACTCTTTCATATAGTTGCTGCAATTGTCTAGCTGAAGATGCAAAACAAACGAATCTAAGATCCAGGACTCTGTTGGTATTTCGATAAGTATGAATCTCTTCAGTTCTACCAAAGAAAGCTTTGGATGACCAATTGGGATTGTAT